TGCTCACCCTCACCCCTTACGAGCTGAAAGAGGCGGCGACGCCGGAGGCCCCTTGGATGAGTCCAGCCTGGCGCCTTCAACAGGAAGCACTCGAACTTGCGGAAGCAGAGAGCGAGGACTGGTAGATGATAAATCCACTTGACGCGAAGGAATTCAAGGCCCTGGCCGCTGCCGTGACCGAGAGTAAGCGGAAGTTGGCGCCGTTTCGCGAGAAGCGCCGCGACTTGATTTCGCTTGCCGTCGGCTCTGAGTACACCGATGACAATGAAGTCAAGTCTGTTTACTTGAATCTCATGAATCTGGCAACGAATATCTATGTTCGTCAGTGTGCTGTCCGGGCGCCAACGGCCAAGATCACAAGCCCTTACGCGGAGCTTCGCCCGATGGCGATGAGTTTACGCATCGCCTGCAAGGAAGTTGCGGCGGAAGCGAAGTTGGGGCAAACGCTTCGACGCGCGGTGACTGAGGCTTTGTTCTCTCCGAAGGCTGTCGTGAAGGTGGGCCTTGAGCATAAGGGTACGACCGAATACAACGGCGAAGAGGATGTTGACGTAACAGATCCCTACGTGAACATGGTCAGCTTTGATGACTACGTTGTCGATATGTCGGCCAGGTCTGCTTACGACCCTGCCTTTGAGGGTGACACTTACTATTTGACGAAGCAGGAGATCCTGGATCGGTATCCGAAGGCCAAGGGTCTGGATCTCACAGCGGATGAATTGAGCATTAATAGCGAGTCCGGGGAGGAACGCGCCGAGGGGATCAGTCATTCGCAGCAATCCGGCGATGATAACCTCCACAACAAGATTATTGTTCAGGATGTTTGGCTTATCAAGGAGCGCAAGCTCGTCACTTATTTGCCGAGCAAACCCACGAAGGCGCTCAAGGTTGTTCCGTATGACATCGGGGAAGATGGTCCGTATCATTCGTTGTGGTTTACGGATGTGCTGGACAATGCGATGCCGCTTCCCGCGTTTTCTGTGCTTAAAAATTTACAAATGCTCGCGAACAGTCTCTTCCGTAGGCTGGCGTCGCAAGCGAAGAACAAGAAAAGCGTTGTTGGCTTCTCGAACGAAGAGAGCGCGAAGAACTTCTCTGCGGCGAAAGACGGCAGCGGCGTTTTCTGGACAGGGCAGGAGCCCAAGAACATTGACGCTGGCGGGATTGATCCGCAGAACATGGCCCTTCTTATCCAGGTCAAGGATATGTTCTCCTGGGCCGCGAACAATCTTGACAGCCTGGGCGGGCTGTCGGCCATGAGCGAGACGGCCAGCCAGGATAAAGCCATAGGCATCTCGGCCAACGCGCAACTGGCCGACATGCAGGACGCGACGGCGCTCTTCGCGGAAGGCATTTTCCGCAAGCTGGCTCTGTATGAGTGGACGAATCCTATACGCGAGAGGATCCTCCAGAAGGAGATCCCCGGCTCGGATGTGACAATTCCTGTGGAGTGGACCCCGGAGACGCGCCAGGGCGACTTCTTGCTTCTTAATTTCGCTATCGTCCAGTCGAGTATGCGTGAGGACAACCCAGGGCAGAAGGTTCAGAAGTTGAAAGATACGCTGATGAATGTCTTTACTCCATTGCAGCCGTTCATGCAGGAGCAGGGGTTGACGGTGGATGTGAAGCGGTTCACCCAGTTGGTTGCCGACTATGACAATATTCCAGAGCTTGAGCAGGTTATCGTGTCTATGGATCCGAATATGCGGGAAGAGTTGCCAGGTCCGGCGGGGAATCCTACCCCTTCCGGCAAGCCGGCGAACACGAATCGGACATATACGCGCGTCAATAAGCCTGGCGCCACGCGCCAGGGTAAGGATGCAGCCCTCGTCCAGACGTTGATGGGGGCAGGCGTCCAGGACGCTGAGGGTGCTGCGATGACGAGGGGAGTGACCTAATGCCTACTTATTGCTACGTCCATCCAAAGACGAAGAGAATCATCGAGAAGGTGCTTCCTATGGGTAAGGCCCGTGATTCTATGACCATTAAGGGCGTGAGATGCAAGCGTTGTCTACCGGCAGAGATGGCCGGGCAGGGCGGCCTGTCTCCAACAACTTGGCCGATGAGAAGCAATGCTCTGGCTGTGCATCCAAGCCAGCGGAGACAATATATGGAGTTTGCGGCGAAGAATGGTGTCCCGACACACTTTGACGAGCGCGGGAAGCCGGTCTTGCGTTCCAAGAATCATCGTAAACAGTATGCCGAATTGGTCGGCGCAACGGATTTTGATGGCGGGTTTGGCGACCCCCACTGTGATTGAAAGGCAGCAAATCATGGCAGACGAAGAAAAGAAGGACGAAGGTAAGGAAGAAGGTGGCAAAGAGACGGACTTCATGGACGAACTCGATGCCGCTGCTGATGCTCATATTGAAGAAGTGTCCGAGAGAAATCCGGACGCTGACGATAAGTCTGGTTCAGACGATAAGTCGGATCAGGACGCCGGCCAGGAGCAAGACCTGGAAGGCAAGGACGAGGAAGGCGAACAGGACGAGGAAGGCGGAGACGAAGATCCCGCGCCTGATGATGCCCTGGTCGAGAGAGCCGTCCGTGCTGGCATTTCGCTGGCAGACGCCAAGGCTGTGCCTACTGCGGCAGCATTGGAGAGAATCGTTGGTCGCGTCGAGACGAGTGCCAGCGAAAGCAAGGCATCCAAGGATGATGTGGATTCCAAGGATGAGGAGAAAGAGGAAGAGGATCTGTTGGCGAAAATACCGGATCTCGATCCCGAAGAGTACCCCGATGAGCTTGTCGCGGGATTCAAGGGGTTGAAGGATCTTGTTGTCAGTCAGCAGAAAACCATCAAGGATCTCCAGAAGGGCGCCAGCGCACAGGGGTCGTGGGCTGACGCACAGATCGCCGCACTCGGGAAGTCCTTCGAGGGTACATTCGGAACTGGCAACCATGCCGATCTTCCTGCGGGAGAGCAACGTGACGCGCGAGACAAGTTGCAGCGTCACATTGACTTTGCCATGGATGATGCTAAGGCAGGCGGAAAGCCGATTGCCAAGTCTGATGCGCTCAAGCAGGCTCTCCAAAATGGGTTCGGTGATGTTATCAAGAAAACGAAAGGGCAAACCGCTAAGGCTGCTGCTGCGGCGCGGGCTGACAAAGCTACAAACCCGCCAAGGAGAAGTGACGGTACGTTCGCCTCCGAGAAAGAGGACTACGGGTCTGAGTCAGACCGAGAGGATGATGCTGTCAAAGAAGTTGCTGCAATGATAGCTGGAAATGACGCTTAGCCCTTCCGTTAAACCGGAAAGGATAGAATCATGGGTACTGTACTTACACCAGCACAAATGCCTGATGCTGTCATCGCGACGATGAACAAGCTCAACAAGGGCAAGTGGATCGGTGAGATGACCGATCTGCAAGAGCATGTCGGATTCAATAAGATGTGCAAGGACAAGCGAGAACAGGCGAAGTCGGGTCGTGGCGTTACCGTTCGGTACGTCATGGATCACAATCACAGCGCACAGCGCGTTGGCCTGTTTGGGGAAATGGAGTTCTCGCGTGATGACGCGATGAAAGAGGGAACCGTGCCGTGGTGTTACACCGACGGCAATATGGTGTTTGACGAACGCGAACCGGACATGAACAGTGGCCCGGAAGAGGTCGTGAGTCTCGTCTCCGCCGAGAATGCCCGCATGATTACCTCCATGGCTGAGCTTATGGAGACGGATGTGTGGGGGATTCCCGCCACCGAGAGCGATAACGACACTGCGTTCGGCGTGGAATACTGGGTAACGAAGAATTCCAGCCTGGGTTATTACGGGTCGGATCCCAGTGGGTTCTCTTCGGGTCGTGCCGGAGTCAGCTCCACCGATTACGCTCGACACAAGAATTTCACGGGCGCCTACACCAGTGTTGGCGACACCGAGGACACCGGCCTGATCTATCAGATGGAGATGGCCGCAGACAAGACCAAGTGGGTCGCGCCTGCACCAGAACCGGGAATGGGCCGCAGTGGATTCAGTCGTGGCATTTATGCCAACTGGTACACGAGGAATGCCATGAAGAACGTGGCGAAGGCGAACAATGACAGCCTCGGTTACGATCTGTCAACCCAAACGCCTGTTTTCCGTGGCGCGGGCATCACCTATGTTCCGTTCTTCGACAGCAAGAGTGATAATCCAGTTTACATGCTGGATCACAATCACATCTACGCCAAGTTCCTCAAGAACTGGTTCATGAAGCGGGTCAAGATCACGCGATTGCCGAAGCAGCCCCATTGCTTCGCAATCATCGTCAGCATGGTGTGGAATGTTGTTTGTGATGACATTCGGCGCAATGCGGTATTCTATGACGCCAGCTAAATAGCTGGTGATTCCGGTGTTCCGCTCAAGGAGCATCATTTTTGGATGAGGCTCCCCCGTTCAAGGGGGAGCATCGAGAAAGGAAGTAGATCATGAACATTGCACGACACAAGAGTCAAGCGATGAAGATCCCGAAGCGCGTATGGCTTACGGGGACCGCCGCCGCCGAGTTCAAAAAGGGTACCGGCGTTTGTTACAATCGCGATTACGGGACGGATACTGAACGTGAGGGTGAGCGCGATTCGCGGGTTGAGGTGCCGACTACGAGCAACAACCTGAATTTCGCGGGCGTCCTGGATCACAATGTTACGATTCCTTCTACGGGCGAGATTCTGGTCACGATCAACGAGCCAGGAAGCGTCTGCGACATTGCGGTTGGTAGTGACACCGTTGTCGATACCACGCATCTGTGGTGTTTGGCCGCAAGCGGGTCGCCTGGTCGGTTCCGGGCAGACACGGGTACGCATCTTGGTCGTGGTGCCGCGAAGGCGCTCCAGACCAATGCTTCCGGCATTACTGGCCAGAGCATTGACGGTACTGCGGTCGTTTCGACCGCGACCGTCACCAAGACGGCCTTGTTTGCAGATGCTACAGCCGGTGATTTCCTTGTAATCCTGGCCGGCTGTACTGCGGCTGGTGCGGCTGGTTCAGCCCCCGCGATCTACACCATCTCCAGTGTTACGAGTGACGACGAGGCAGTTCTTACAGCGTCGCCAGGCGACGGCGACATTGCCTGTTACGTTATGCCTGCTGCGAATGCAACGGTCATGGCCTATCTCTTCGATGGCGAAGAGTCCGGGTTGATTGAGTGGGTTGACATGCTCAACAACACAGCCATTGGCGCCACCGCAATGGTTGCGGGCTGCACACACATCATGGGTGGGGTAACACTTGCCGGTGGCGTTTGCACCGACACTGTTGCTGATGGAACGTTCCCCGGCGAGAAAAAGGGGTTTGTTCTTCATGGTGCGTTGACGTCCAACGCTTTCGACATCACCGTGACATCAGGCCTCCAGCACAATGGCACGACCGCTCTGGCAGGCATCGAGATGGATGCAGACGGTGATTATGCGTTCATGACCTGGCGGGTAGACGAGTGGATGCTCGACCAGCAAGGCGGAGTTACCTTAGTGAATAGCTAGGGCGCGTAAGCAACAACAAGTTCCCTGGGGCGGGTATGTTCCTGCCCTGGGGGGCTAATTTTCTCTTGGCAGCGAAAGGGTAAGAGATGAAACAGGAACCAATGCCAAAGTCGGTGGTTGAGGATTTTCGGAGGATCCTTGGCTTGCAGGTAAGCGACCCGATTCCTCCAGAAGTGAAGGCGAAGTATCTGTCCTATCGCTACATGAAGGATGTTAGTAGCGCAGGGCCAATTTCGGCATCTGAGCTTATTCTCCTTGCAATGATGGCGGGCCACGGAGCGCGGTGTCCCGGCATATTCAATGCCGGCGATAAGGTGCATACCGTTTTTGATGGCAAGGAATCGACTGGCGTTTTCTTGCAGGCCCTTGGCGGTAAAGATGAGGGCAAGGCACAGGTAAATATCGACAACGATCAGATGAAGTATCGAGAGGTTTTGTTGTCTGATACCAAAATCAAGAGGTAACAAGCATGGCTGATTCTACGCTGTCTCTCACCTACACAAGCCTCTTGGATGCGGTGTGCTATTTCCTGTATGGGGAGGCATACGCGGATTGCGACACGGGGGAGAAGGCTAAGGCTGATGAGGTTGTGAACAATGGCTATCGTCAGTTTGTCTACCCTCCAGTAGTGGATGGTGTTCCTCCTGGGTACGAGTGGTCGTTCTTGAGGCCCACCACGACCCTTGACACGACAGCGGATGACGCCGATCAGGACATGCCTGATGATTTCGGCAGGCTGATTGACGGGTTTGCATACGAGGAAGATGCTCAACGGCCAGGCGTCGTTGCTGATGTGGGCGAAGGAAAGATCCGGCGTTTACGCCAGCAGATGAGCGAGACGGGGAAACCCCGTGTTGCGGGGCTCCGGAAGAAGGCATTGCCAGATCCCGCAACATCGGGACAGCGCCAGGAGATCATGTGGTATCCAACTCCAGATGCGACTTACACCTTGTCGTATCGGTATGAGGTTCTTGTTGACAAGCTCACTGATGCCAGCCCCTATCCTGTCGGGTCGATGAAATATGCAGAAACACTGAGGCTTT